CGCCCGCCCCTGGATATTATGCGTGAGATGGGATCACGCGCTGCTTCCCAAGAGTTTGACCCCGTTGCCGCGACGATCGCCGAGCGGCGCAGGTCTCCCCGTCGCCAGCCTCTGCCCCTCCCGCCCATACCTCCGGCTGTGGCGCCTCCCCGAACAGCCGGGGATAGCGCAGAGGCTGGCGCCCCTAAAGTTTTTCCCGGCGAGACTGCCGGCGATGCCGTGCCGCCGCGCATTGGATCAGTGCTGCCGCCCGACAATCCCTGGGTGTCCGAGGCTATCAAGCTGGCCGAGAAGTATAATCTGCCGCGCGATGTGTTCCTGTCGATGGTCTACCAGGAGAGCGGCTTCAACCCGGAAGCCCGCAGCAATAAGGGCGCCTATGGCCTGACGCAGTTGATGCCCGGCACCGCGGCGGATCTGCGTGCTGACCGCTATGATCCGGCGCAGAACCTTGACGCCGGTGCCCGGTATTTGCGCCAGCAGATTGACCGCTTTGGCAGCCTGCCGCTCGCCCTGGCCGCCTATAATGCTGGCCCCACCAGGGTTGCCCGAGCCGGGAATCAGATTCCGCAGATTTTGGAAACGCAGAACTACGTTAAGAAGATCTTGGGGCGTGCTGGCGTTGAGGGGTACGCCGAGGGCGGGCGCGTGCGCGAGAGCCTCATTGATATGGAGGACCGCTACGCCGACGCGTCAACAATCCGGTCTGCTGATGAGGAGTATGATCGGCGTCTATTGGAGCGAGATCCTTTGAGAGAGCCGGTGTCGCGCCTGGGCGTGTCTGGCGTTCCTGTGCCGCGCGGTGGCCGTGCGATGTATCCGGGCAATGCCGTGTCGCCGTTTGAGGCCGCGGCTATGCTTGTGCCACGGCCGGAAGACGTGCAGCGCGGCATGATGAGCGCCATGGCGGGGATTGAGATCCCCGAGGGTGGCCGTGTGGTGCAGACGACTGATACCCGCAGCGGCTACGCCATTGAGATGCCAGACGGGCGTCTGATTGATCCTGAGGGCCGCCAAGGCCGCGACGTGCGCGACTTTGCGCCGACTGTGCGCCGCTCTGCGGTGCTGCCTGTGGGCCAGGATGTGGATACGGGCGAGACATCCCTAGCGGTGCCTAGGGCGCTGGATCTGTTACCCATGGCTGGGGTGCAGGGTGGCCCGGCGCAGACGCTGGGCGCTGGCCGTGGTCGCATTTTGGCTGCTACTGGTGAGGCCCGCTCAGGCAAACCTTCAGGCGGTGGATTGCGTGAGGCAATCCCCGTCCCTGAAGTGGAGTTTGCTGCGCCGGATCGCAGCCCCGGCACTGTCATCCGCCACAATCCAGCGCGGGGTGACAGTGCACGATTTGCCGAGTTCCAAGCGCGCTTGGATACTGAGCAGAACCTTTTGGATGACATCACTTCAACGGCTCGCGAAGGCGAGGATGTCGGGCGTAAATGGTACAATACTGAGGCTACTCGGCAGCGTTTTATTGATACTCTTGGCGAAAAAGAGGGCAATGACGCTTACATTGAGTTTATGTACAGGATTGGCGCGGCTAGCCCTGGCAATGCTGTTTATCCCAATATCCGCCAAGCATCTTATTACTTCACTGAGCCCGCTGAGTCGCGTGTCGCGCGTCAAGCAGAGTTTGAGGCAACCGGGAAATACCCACGGCCGCCTGAACCTTACGGCAGCCTAACGCAGCAATACCAAGCGGTTCTGAATGATCTTGTTGATCGCGGCGAGTTCATTGGGAATGTTGAGCCAACTCGGGCGCCAAAGCCGCGTGGCTTTGCTAATAGCCTACTTGGCAACCCTGAGAATATCGCAGCCGATAAGCACTTCATGCGCTTCATTGGCATGGCGTCTGGTGATCCTCGCTTTCTGCATGGCAGCGCTGTAATCAGCCAAGAGCTTGCGTCTGAAATTGCTAAACGCTTCCCAGAAATTGCGCGCGATAACATCACTCGGCGCAAGGTAAAGGATGCAACCGGCAAGGAAGTAATGCAGACGAGCTTTAATGCGGCTCGTGCTGTGCGGCAAGCCGGCGGTGCGGAAGGCGATCTGTACCAATACATTCGCAACCGACCCACAGTTTGGGACGAGGTGCCGCGTGACAACGAGTATGGCGCCTATGAGCGGCTTGCGCTTGATATCGCCAATCGCATGGGCATGACGCCGGCGCAGTTGCAGGCAAGCTTATGGATGGGCGCAGCAAAGCGCACGGGCGTGCGTGAAACCAGCCTTGATACGTTTGACAACATCTTTAACCGGGTTGTTGATGATCGTGCTGCTGAGCGCGGTTTAACGCCGGAGGAAGTGTTCAGCCGCTTTGCTAATAGAGCGCAACCGCTTGTTGTCCCTGGGCTTTTGGGTGCTGGCGCTGCTTCTGGCCTCACTGACCTTGACGAGAAATACGCCAATGGCGGCATGGTGCGTGAGCCTGCAACTGCGTATGACCCGGATGAGATTGACCGGTTTGTGCAGGAGTTTGCCGAGGGCGGCGAGGTAGAGGCGCCGGCCCAAACTTACATTGGCGGCCAGGAGCATAAGCTTGCTTACATTACGGATCGTGAGGCTGCGCTGTTGAAGGCGCGCGGTGGTTCCGGCCGCATGACCAAGCACGGCATCCGGGCGTATGATGATGGCGGCGGTGAAGGTGACGGAGATAGCGGTGGAGGTGAAGGGCCTAGTGAAGGCGGCCCTGGCCCTGGCGGCCACGGTGGTCCCGGTGAAGGGCCTGGGGCTACTGGTGAAGGCCCAGACGCTTCAGTAGACGATACAGGTCCAGATGTTACTGAAGATACAAGTCCAGTAGGTCCAGTAGGTCCAGTGGGTCCAGTGGGTCCAGATATTACTGATGTTACGACTGTATCATTCAGTCCAGTGGGTCCAGTGGGTCCAGTTGGTCCAGTGGGTATGGCCCCCGGTATCAGCACTACACCAACGACAACCGTCAACATTGGCTATGAAGATGAGGCCAATGCCGCAGCGGCCCGTGGCGCACTTGCTAATGCGCCAATCGGGTTTGAGGCGATTGGCTTTCGAGATGCTATTGATATGTATGAGCAGGGCAAGATTAGCCTCAATGAAGCAATAGGGTATGGGCTGCAAAATGCTTTAGGTCTTCCCGGTACTCAAATAGGTTTTAATGTTAATCCGATGGAACAAACGCAAACACCGGCTATGGAAATAAGTATTCCTGGCCTGGCGTTGGGGGCGTTGGGTATGATTAGCGGCGTTCCTGGCCTTGGAATGTTGGGCGGAAGAGCGGGGACGGCCATTGGGGGAGCTTTCGGCATTCCTTCAGTCAATGTTGATTATTCTCCAGGGCAATTTGGCGCTCCTGCCCCAGACACAAACAGCGGGTTTGATTATATCAATCAAAATGCCCCGCGGCTCATGAAGCATGGCGGCATGGTGGGGGGCAAAAAGTCTCTGGAAGAATTGCACCACCGCTATGCCGAGGGTGGCGAGGTGCGCGCCCCAGCCGGTGAGGTTGCCGAATATGACCCGGAAGAAATTGACCGTATTGCACGGAAAATTCACTTACAATTCCCAGAAGAAGATTTAATTCGACCAAGCTTTGAGGATGTTGAATCGCCTTCTGATCTTACAACACGCGCCCGCATGTTGTTGAGGGGGCAAAATGTGGGGCAACAAACTGTTGTTGGAACTGGCCATGAAGGCGATTCTGCAAAAGCATCAACAAGCCTAATGAATCTTCCTTTTGAGGATGATCGCTATAATTTAGGGCAACGCGTTCTCAGTAATAATCTTGAGATTATTCTTGATCCAGAAACAAAAGCCCGTTTAGGAATGGGGCTCCAAGCAATTGAAATGAATGGCCCCAGAGGCGGCGCTACCGGATACATGCCTCAAATTTCTGCGGGATATGGTCCTTTAAATTTGCAAGCAGGCTATCAAAGGATGACCCAAAATAATCCTGGGGCAAAATCACAAGATAGTTACATATACGGGGGTAATTTAGAAATCCCTGTTGATGAACAGGGAGCAGCAGCCAGATTGGGCGCTAACATTATGTCTGGGCGACGCGGCACGATGGGCTCTGGGAGCGCCGGCACCCAAATCACAGGCAGTTTTGAGCGCCCATTGTTTGGGGGCAGGATTGCGTTAGAATTGGCAGCCGACCCTTCTCTGCGGCATAAAGAAATCTTACTCGGCTATCGGAGGGCTTTCTAAATCATGTCTGAAAAACTTACCGAAAATGATGAAGCCCAAGAAGGTGAAGTCGTTGAGTTCATTCCCGAAAAATCAAACGTAGAGGACACCGAAGATGGCGGCGCAATCATTCGCTTTGAAAATGAAGAGCAAAATAAGCGTAGCCTGGAGCACTTTGAAAACATCGTTGAAGAAGTTGACCCAGATCTTCTCAAGAAAGCAGTAAGCGACCTCCTCGAAAAGATTGACCGCGACAAAGAGGCCCGCGAAAAGCGCGACAAGCTTTACGAAGAGGGCCTACGTCGCACTGGCCTAGGCGATGACGCGCCCGGCGGCGCGCAGTTTACCGGCGCCAACAAAGTCGTGCATCCCATGCTGGTGGAGGCGTGCGTAGACTTTAGCGCCCGCTTTATGAAGGAAATTTTCCCGCCAAACGGGCCGGTAAAGAGTAAAATTTACGGCGAAACCAGCAAAGAAAAGGTGGATAAGGCCGAGCGCAAGGCCACTTTTATGAATTGGCAGGCCACTGAGCAGATGCCAGAGTTCCGTGGCGAGCTTGAGCAGCTGAGTACGCAGTTGCCTCTGGGCGGCGGCCAGTACATGAAGTTCATGTGGAACCAACAGTATCGCCGGCCGTCGTCTGAATTTGTGCCGATTGATGACGTCTACCTGCCTTTTGCGGCCACCAATTTTTACACGGCCGATCGCAAGACGCACGTTCAGTACATCACGAAGATGGAATACGAGCGGCGAATTAAGGCCGGCATGTATATTGATGTGGATCTTGGGGCCCCGGATGATCCTGAGTTCAGCAAGGCATCAATTGCAAACGACAAGATCGAGGGTCGCAAAAGCACGAGCTACAATGAAGATGGCCTGCGTACCATCTTTGAAATCTACACCTGCCTTGATTTTGACGAGGACGTGAGCCCCTACATTCTTAGCATAGACAAGTCGAGCGGCAAGGCGCTTTCACTTTATCGCAACTGGGAGCAGGATGATAAGCAGCGCAAGGCGCTTGACTGGATTGTTGAGTTTCCGTTTGTGCCATGGCGCGGCGCTTATCCAATTGGCTTGACGCATATGATTGGCGGCCTTTCTGGTGCTGCCACGGGTGCCTTGCGTGCCCTGCTTGATAGTGCGCACATCCAGAACATCCCCACCCTCCTGAAGCTCAAGGGAGGCCCTGGCGGCCAGACAATCAATCTCCAGCCCACCGAGGTGGTGGAAATGGAGGGCGGCGCGCTGATTGACGACGTGCGCAAGCTCGCCATGCCGATGCCGTTTAATCCGCCGAGCCCCACGCTGTTCCAGTTGCTGGGCTTCTTGGTGGACGCCGGCAAGGGCGTCGTGCAGACTAGTTTTGAGAAATTAAGCGATCAGAATGCCAATCAGCCGGTTGGCACGACTATGGCCCTCATTGAGCAGGGCATGGTGGTCTTCTCAAGCATTCACGCACGCCTTCACAATTCCATGGCGAAGTGTTTCAAGATTTTGCACCGGCTGAACAGTGCCTACCTGACGGAAGAAGACATTGAGGCCCAAGACGCCGGCATAGAAATCAGCCCGGTTGATTTTGATGGGCCGCTTGATGTGGTGCCGGTTAGCAACCCTGCGATTTTCTCTGAGGTGCAGAGGTTTGCCCAGGTCCAAGCGATTATGCAGCGGACGTCTATAGTTCCGCAGTTGTATAATGCAAGGGCCGTGGAGGAAATGTTCCTCCGCATTTTAAAGGTGCCCACAGACGAAGTTTTGATGCCTGAGCAAAAAAACGAAAATATGGACCCGGTCAGCGAAAATGTCGCTGCGACCATGGGCGGTCCAATCTACGTCTTGCCGCAGCAGGATCATATAGCGCACATCATGACGCACCTGGCGTTTTTGAAGTCGCCCCTGTTTGGAGGCAATCCGGTCATCATGAGGACGTTCATGTTTCCGATGGCCACTCACCTGCGCGATCACCTGTTGAATTACTACTTGTCTGAGGCGCATGAGGCTGTGGATCAGGCGCAGCAGCAAAACCTAATTCCGGAGCAGGCTGCGGAGCAGACGAAGGTGATTTTGCAGGTTCAGCAGTTCATTGAACAGCAACTCGGCACGTTTGGCCAAGAGCTGGCTGCCATTGATCAGGCCGCGCAACAGTTCCGGCCGCAACCGCCGATGCCGCCTGATAGCAGCATGCAGATTGCGCAGCTTAATGCCCAAATCCAAGGCCAGGCGTTGCAGCAGCGTGCCCAGGTTGATCAGGCGCGGACCCAGCTTGAGCAGCAAAAGTTGCAATTTCAGCAGCAGAATGATGCGGCCAAGCTTATGGATCAGCAGCAGGCGCGTGCCGAGAAGTTGCAGGCTGAGCAATTCCGGCAGATGGCTGAAAGCCAGCGCAATGCCGAAGGACTTGCGGCTCGTGAGCGTATGAACACGGCGGATAATGACACCGCCAAGTTGCTTGCGGCGGCCGAGATGGCTACCGGCGAGAAGGTATCTGTCAGCACAGGTACAGGCATCAACCCAGGAACGCGATAAGGAAATCACCATGGCCGATAAGCCGAAAGAGGGCACTGTCTCTATGAACAGCGCCTATGTGAAGCAGAAGCACCGCTTGGCTGCGGGCGAGAAGTGTGACGGGCAGTCTTTGCCGCCCGCGCCGAAGGTTGAAAAGAACCAAGCGTGAATTTTGAAACCAAACTCCTAAACCGCATCAAGGCGGCGCAGCAGCAATTTGCGGCAGACGCCTTGAAGCGGCCCCAGCAGCGCGATGCATTTGAGTACGGGTATCGCGTTGGAGTGGTCTCCGGCTACGAGGCTGCGATCGAAGTACTCTTGAAAATCCTAGAGGAGGATAAGAATAGTGACAACGACTTATGAGGACGCTTTAGGGGAGGCTTTCCCGGCAGTTAGCGCCGGGGTGCTGCCTTTCGGAAGCCGCGTTCTGGTCCAAATTCGCACACCGCGCAAAATCACTAAGGGTGGCATTATTCTGGCCACCGACACTAAAGATACCGAGAAGTGGAACACGCAGGTTGCCAAGGTGATTTCTATTGGCCCACTGGCGTTCAAAAATCGCGACACTCAGCAGACCTGGCCGGAGGGCGAGTGGTGCTATTCTGGTGATTTCGTGCGCGTGCCCAAGTACGGCGGCGATCGCTGGGAAGTGTCGATTGACCGCGACACCAGCGCCATGTTCGTGATTTTCAACGACCTGGACATCATTGGCAAAATTGAGGGCGACCCCCTGGCTATCAAAGCATTCATCTGAAAGGAGATGAATTATGTCTGACGTTTTGAAAGAAAACGACGACAAGAACGATGACATTGTCATTGTCGAAGATCCCAGTAAGCTATCCGCCAATCAGTCAGCCGATGAGTCGGATGATGACGATGATAGCCAGGACGAGCGATCTGCAAGGCAAAACGACGACGAGACTGGTGACGAGCGGCTAAGCATTCAAGAGCGCCGCCGCCAAGAAAAGTTGATGCGGAAGCAGCGCCGTGACGATGCGCGCAACCGCGATCAGGTTGAGT